ACTTCCTCGAAGATTCCAGCGATGCCTATTTAGTCTTGCAGGGGCAGCCGGATACAGATCAGGGCGATGTTGCCTATCAGCTAAAACATCGCGTCTTAGTGCTCAGAAGTCCAGATCCGACAAGCAACGTCCAGCCGGATGCCAAATATGTGGTCAAGGAATATGACACTGCCGGAGCTGAAGCTTACAAGAAGCGCATAGCACAGGACATTCACAAAATGTCATTCGTTCCCGATTTGTCGGATGTCAACTTTGCCGGAAACATCACAGGTGAAGCAATGAAATACAAGCTATTCGGGCTTGAACAGATACGTATTAAGAAGGCGCGCTTATTCCGATATTCGCTAATGCAGCGGCTTCGTATTATGACTCATTTCTGGTCGGTAAGAAGCCAGATAACGGACGAAACAGCGGTCAATGATATATCCATCGTCTTTGATGCGAATATCCCACAGAACACGGCAGACGCGATTGTGAACGCCAAGAATCTAACTGGAATTGTCAGCCGTGAGACACAGCTTGCCATGCTACCGAGTGACATTGTCGACGATCCAGCGCAGGAAATGGATAAGATTAAGCAAGATGATCCACCAGCACCATCGGCAGGCTATGCCGGGGCATTCGGACAGCAGAATGAGGAGGATGGACAAGATGGCGAAGATCAAATCGATTCATAAAACACCTCAGGACGTTCTTGAAGAATTCATAGGAAAAGTTGATGATTATGAATCAATTTTAATTATTGGCAAGCCTAAAAAAGAAGACGAACTTTTCGAAATTGGATATAGCTATTTATCAACTAGTGAGGCATTTGCTCATCTCGAAATGGGAAGAGCAAGTGTTCTTCGTGATGCATTGATTGAAAATATGGATTGAAAGAAGGCGATCCAATTATCTCGGAGCCGTCCGTTATCGCGGATAAAGGAGTGATTATATGGCACTCACAGAGCATCAGCAGAACATTGTCAATATGGCAAAACAGATTTATGGTGCTGAGGATCAGCATGTGAAGCTAATTGATAGCCTGTTTAAACGGACAAGCCGCGATATTGTGACGCTTGTTAAGGCGTTCTTGAGCGATGAAACAGCATGGCAAGCCAATGCGCCACGCGAGGATATAGACATGCTAATGCAGGACATCACGGAGATTGAGAGCAAAGCTAATCCAATCGACGCAAAAGCAATAGGCGACATCTTCGGCAAGATGGTATACAAAAGCAATAAAGATGTATTACTTGGTCAGACGGCTGTTAAGGTCGCACAACTCGGTTCTAAGCAACGTGAACAATTAGAAGAACACTTACATTCGGTTGGTGATAAAACAGCTAAGAACGTGCAGAAACAGGTTGATAAGCTATCTGCAAGTGGAAAAGTTAGGTTCACCGTTGGCAAACGTCCAAAAAAGAGCACACAAAGCAATGAAAAACTCATTCAACAGACGCTTACCAAGAATTGGAGCGGTGAGCTGTTCAGCAAACGGCTATGGAAAGATAAAAAGCAGCTAATGAATACGCTCAGTGACGAAATCACAAACGGAATCATCAGCGGTTCATCAACTCAGGACGTTGCAAGAGCAATTCAGCAACGAATGAACACAAGCTATTCGAATGCTGAACGGCTTGCTAGAACAGAGACGGAATACGTCATGAACAATGTTCATCTTGGTAAATACAAAGCCAACGGCTATGACAAAGTGGAATTTATCGCTGTGTTGGATGGAAGAACGAGTAAGATCTGTGAAAAACATAATGGCAGCATCGTAGAGATTAGCAAAGCAAAGATAGGGGTTAATATCCCACCAATGCATCCTAATTGCAGGAGTACGATAGCTGTATACTTTGGGGAGGAATAATAGTGAGCAAAGTAAAAGTTACACAAGAGCAAATTGACAACATTATCAAAAATAGTGAGATTGAGAAAACGTGCATTTTCGATAAATGCTTGCTCGTTTCCGTCAAACTGCCAAACGGATTCATCTTAACTGAATCTAGTGCATGCGTTGATCCTGAAAATTATGATGAAAAGATCGGATATGACATCTGCATGGAACGAATCGAAAACAAACTTTGGGAACTAGAAGGATATAAACTACAAGACAGTGTTGCAAAATAATCTGTTGACCTGCCGTATGTCACTAAAAGACGGATAAAATTATAGCGGGCGAATAAGCCATAAACGGTAAGCGATCAAAGCTGTGTGCATGGGCGATAGCGTGTGTGGGCAGATAGATAGGCTTATTTTTTTATGTGCAAAGTCGTGTGCAAGGAGTGAAAATAATGCAAAAACCATTTAGATATCCATTGAACATTCAGTTTTTCTCAGAAGAAAACCCGGGTGATGATGATGATAAGTCCAAGGATACAGATACATCTGGCGACGAAGAACAGCCTGTCACCTTCAAGTCTCAATCAGAATTTGATTCAACCGTTGATAAAAAAATATCAAAAGCCCTCGAAACAGCAAGAACAAAATGGAGCGCCGAAGCGGAAGAGAAAATCAAGAAAGAGCGTGAAGATGCTGAACGACTTGCCAAGCTCAGCAAAGATGAGCGAAAAGAAGCCGAGTTCAAAAAGCGTGAAGAAGAACTCAAGGCGAAGGAAGAAGAACTCAACAAACGAGACTTCTTGAATGAGACGACGAAGCAACTGAATGACAAAGGGCTATCTCCTGAGTTTGCTGAATTCGTGGCTGTTTATGGTGATGCAGACAAGACCTTTGAACGCATTGGAAAGCTTGATGAAGCGATCAAATCGGAAGTACAGAAAAAGGTTGATGAGAAGCTGAAAACATCTGCTGATAACCCAAGCGGTGGCAGCGGACCATCAGGAACCGTCAACCCTTGGAATCCAAAGACACGGAATTTGACACAGCAAGGAAAGATTTTGCAAGAAGACCCTGCACTCGCTCAAAGATTAATGAAGCAGGCAGGAGTTTAATAATAGGAGCTGATTAGAAGTGGGACAAGAATTTAGACACAAGCTAAACATTCAATTTTTCTCAGGTGGTTCGACTGCCATTGCAACGGGAAATAACACACGTATTGCGGACGTTATCGTACCTGAAGTCTTTAACAAATATGTGATTCAGCGTTCGGTTGAGCTGTCTCGGTTGGTTCAGTCAGGAATCATTCAAACTGATTCGGCATTCGACGCATTGGCAGCGACAGGCGGCCGTACAATCAATATGCCATTTTGGAATGATCTGACTGGCGATGATGAAGTACTTTCTGATGGAGACAAGAACTTGACTCCTGAGAAAATCACATCTGGCCAAGATGTAGCCGTTTTGCAACTGCGCGGCAAAGCGTGGAGAACAAACGACCTTGCAAAAGCACTATCCGGTGACGATCCAATGGCACGAATTGGTGACCTCGTAGCTGGATACTGGGCAAGAATGCGCCAGCGCACACTAATTTCAGAATTGAAAGGAATTGAAACGGCTCTCACATCGACAAACGTGTTAGATGTATCGGGAGAAACTGGCGAAGATAGCCTATTTACTGGTGCCACATTCCTAGATGCAACACATAAGCTTGGCGATCATGCGGATATGCTTGTTGCGGTTGCCGTGCATTCGGCAACTTATACTGAACTGCGTAAACGTAATTTGATTGAATTTGCTCTTGATAGCAACAACCAAGAGATTCCAACATACCAGGGGAAACAAGTCATCATTGATGACCTTCTTGCTCCTGATGAAGATGGCGTATACACATCCTACCTGTTTGCACGTGGCGCATTTGCTCTTGGCAACGGTTCAGCACCAGTACCGACTGAAACGACACGTGAAGTTCTTGCCGGAAATGACATTCTTGTTAACCGTCAGCACTTCCTACTTCATCCGCGCGGCATTGCATTCACAAGCTCATCCGTAGCTGGACAAGCACCGACGAATACAGAATTGGCAACTGCAGCTAACTGGAATCGTGTTTATGATCCAAAATGGGTACACATTGTTATCTTCAAACACCGCAACACGGTAGCCGGGGGCTGATCCCTATGGCCGTTGGCATCTTAAGTGATGTAAAAACAATGGTTGGCATTGCTGATGATGTCAGTGATGCTCAACTTACTGTAGTCATTAATTTGGCAACAAGCCGGGTTAATTCATATGTCGGAGAAAGCGAATTGCCGGAATCTTTAGCATGGATTGTTGAAGAACTAGCAATCTCTCGTTTTAACCGAATCGGTAATGAAGGTATGAGCCAAAATCAAGAGGAAGGGAGAACAATCATCTTTACAGATGATGATATAGAACCTTTTAAATCCTCTCTTAACAAATATGTGGATGACAATAAGACGGACGGGGCCAATCAATCAAGGGCGTTGTTTTTATGAGGTATTCAGATCGTGTAACCTTTACCAAAACGGTAACGGAATGGGACGACGACCAAATGGGCTATGTAACATCTGAAACAGATGACATTTACCCTGCTGATATCTCTCAGATTGGCGTACAACAGCAAGCGGTTATCTTCGGTGATATAAATCAGGACAACCGCGTGATTCGTGTACAAGGTATGCATAAGCCGAATAAAATAAAAGTTGATGGAAAGCCAGTGACAATAGTCAAAACTATGTATCACCGGAATGTGTCAGACTTTTACGTAAGGTTGTGAGGGGATGTCTGATGATGAAAAAGATAATCATCCTATGGCTGTATTTGGCATTGAGGATGGCTACACCAAGCCGATCACAAAAATATCTCATGAAATCGGTGTATTATCACGTCAAGCAAACGATGTAGAAATTATGTCCGGTCTTAATGAACTGCAACGAGATTTGGTACAGATGACTAAGGACATCGACAGCGATGTTGAACAGGTGGTCAAAGATACCGGATTTTACGCAGAAGGACGGATGAAGAAACGTGTTCCGGTCGATACAGGAAAACTACGTGGAAGTATTGATACGACGATCAGTGAGGATGGTAAAGTAGTCACAGTTGGTCCTAATACCGACTATGACACTTGGGTTGAGTTAGGCACAAGAAAGGCTCCTGCTCAGCCCTACGTTCGCCCCGGTGGAAAAGAAGCTGCGCAGTTTATGGATCGTCAACTTAATAAAAAGTTTGGTGATCTCTAATGGAAATGTCCGATCTAATACCAACGCCACAGGAATTGCTCCTTAGGGCTATTTTTAATGTTCTGAAACAATTACCATGCCCAGTGCTTTGGACACTTCCTGATCCCAATTCAGACGCTGGACAGCCCGACTATCCGTTTATCGTACTGTCAACAACGACGAACCAGGAATCAGAATTATACAAGAATGCACGAACGGCAGATATTGATGTTTACATTGACATTTACACTGAAAAACAAACGAGGGCGCCGGTGGAGCGCCTGACTCATGCGGCAAGATCCTTGTCATCGACCGTTACAGTCGATGACTTTTCTTTTGCCCGAAAACCAACATATTCACAAAATATTTTGACTGACAATTCAACAGGAACCGAATTATGGCACGGTTCATTGATTGCCAACTATTTATTAAATGAAAAGGAGTGGTAAAGGATGCCACAATTGCAAGCAAATGATGTCCGGTATTTTTACAAATTCAATAGTGAACCTATAGCCGGACAAATGAACAAGATTGCGTTTGAAGGTGACACATCATTAACCAGTTCCGCTAATGTTCAATCCACTGAGACAAAAGACGGAACGATCAAGGGTATTGGCGCTCCCAATCAACAGATTTCCGTTGTCTTTCCATGCATGGTTGGTGACGATGCCTATGCAGGATTGAAGAAAGCACATTTAAAGCGTGAAATCATTCATGTTTGGCGTGTTGAACTGGGAAACAAGAATGAAGATGGAAGCTATCCGGCGATGTATTTTCAAGCCTATGTTCCAACGTTTAGCCCGACTGAAGCTGTTGGCCAAGGCGTAACGCTAACTGAGCAGCTTGAAGTAAACGGAGTAGGCAAAGACGGAACGTTGGCAGAAGCAGATATTCCAACTGGTGCATTGGATGGAGATTATACATTTGCTAAACCGACAGAAGCAGGAACAGAGCAGGGATAATCCCTGCTTTATTTTATTTTGAGAGGATGTTTTGAATGGCTGAAATTAAGATTGGTGATCGTGTACTTGAAACAAAGGTAAGCTTTAAATTTGTTGAAACCGTGAAAGACAAGTATGCAAATGATGAAGCATCCGGAGAACTAGCGATTTATATGGGCCTGATCGACAAGTCCCCGTATTCATTGGTTGCGTTCTTTGACGGAGGACTATCGAGCGTAAAAAATCATCGTCCGACAGTAGAGCAAATCGATGATGCACTGAACAGAGAAGTATTTAATGCTGATGATGCCACCTTTAATAAAGCGTTTTCCGATGCGGTAACGGCAATGGAGGAATCGGGTTTTTTGAAACGAACACTGAAAAAAGTGTTCGAGGGCATGGAAGAATCGATCAAAAAAGTGGACGAACAGATCGAAAAAACGGAGACGGACGAAGAAAAGAAGCGTTTGACTTATCGCAAGGAAATGATGGAAGAAATGTTCAACAAAATAAAAGTTCAGCGCGAGGATATTCTAACAACACCGGATACGATCGACAACAAATAATTTTTAATTGTCAGCGATATCTCAATATGACAGATGTTAATCAGATCATGAATCTATCAATGTCTGAATACAAGGCGCTTGTTCGAGCTTCTGAATATAGAAAAATTGATGATCTCGTTCGATATGTTGATCAATCGATGCTCCAACGAGTCATTGTTATGGCTGAAAAGAAACCGGATCAAAATGCCGTCAATCAGATTTTGAGAATTGATGAACGACATCGAGATATTGATGAACTATTTGACAGTAAGAAACAGGCTGAAAAACAAGCGAAACAAGCAGCCATGATTGAGTCTTATTTACGAGTGACGGGAGGTGGACAAGATAGCAAATGAATTGGTAAAAAAAACGATCACTCTTGCAGCAGACGATAAATTCACCAACGTGTTCAAACAAGCTATTTCCCTTCTAAATAAGATGAATCCAGACGCCAAAAGTGCAACAGATGCATTCAAATCGTTTGGAGAAGCTGCTGATTCAGCGGGTAAAGATATTAAAAACGGTATGGATCGTGGAGATAAAGGCATACAACAAACGCGTCGTCAGGTGAAAGAAGCAGAACGTTCTACCAATAGTTTTAAAAGCGGTATACGGTCCACCTTCACATCATTTGCCGAAATGGCTAGCAAAGGACGCTCAGCCTTTAATCAGGTTGGTGAGGGAGCTGAGAAAGCAAAAGGTCACATGTCAGCTTTCAAAGCTGCGTTAATTGGTTCTGCTGTCGGTGGTGCCGCAGTGGCTGCGCTTGGGCGAATTAAAGATGCAACAGTTGACCTCATTCACGAGGGATCAGAATATAACAAGACACAGCAGGTCATGGGTGCGACATGGAACACATTGACGGATAGCTCCGTTAAGGGCAGCAAGATGGTTAAGAGTATCAACGACATGTCGGTCGCCTTTGGCCAATCGACGGATCTCGTCAACGAACTTGATCAACAGTTTTATCATGTTTTTGATAATCAACCACGAACAGAAAAGTTGACAAAAGCGGTCCTAACTTTGGGTGACACGCTTGGTATGAGTTCTGAAGACCTAAACAGATTAGGACTTAACTTCACCCATATGATGGGCAGCAGCTTATTACAGCTTGGCGATTTCAACATGATTACTGACCAGCTTCCCATGTATGGCGAAAAACTACTCGAATATGAGCGGAAAGTACAAAAGAATAGCAAATTGACAATGGCCGAATTGCGAAAAGAAATGAGTGCAGGAAAGATCAGTGCGAAAGATGCAGAAGCCGTTATGGAAGAACTCGGAGATAAATATTCGAAAGCATCTGAAAACATGATGGCAACCATTCCTGGCATGGAACGCATTGTAAGCTCACGTATGCCAGCGCTAATCGGTGCATTTGAGAAGCCATTTCAAAAAGCACAGTCCGGACTATTCTCAGGAATGTCAAAGTGGGTTAGTTCAGTTCATACAGAATCACTATTCACAGGTATGGGCAATGCAGCAAGTAAGGGCATGACGACGATTATCAATGCTTTTGGAAAAGTATTTGGTGGGGGAAGTGTAACGGATACAGCAAATAATGCTATCAAATCGCTTACCAAAGGAATAGGTAACGCAAGTAATTTCATTGCGGATCACGCTAAAGATATTGTTCGTTTTCTCGCCACTGTTAAAGATCGTGGAGCCGATGCGTTTAAACTTTTCGGAACGACAGCACAAATGGCGTTCAAATTGGCCAATCCTTTTTTGAAATTTTTTGTAGATCATCCGAAAATATTTGCTACTGCCGCAATCGGTCTTTATTCCATGAGCAAGGCAGCTGCTCTTATCAGCATGGGCAAAGGAATTGGATCATTAGTCACAGGGATTGGAAGTCTCATAAAGAGTGAGAAAGCCTTATCGGCCGTTCAGTTTGTTCTCAATGCCATTATGGATGCTAACCCAATTAGTCTTATCATTGTTGGCATTTCGGCACTAGTGACTGGATTAATCATGGCCTATCAGCACAGCAAAACGTTTAGAAATTTTGTCAACGGGCTTGGTGAAGGAATAAAAAAAATGTTTGGTGGCATGCCTAAATTTTTCTCAACCATATGGAGTGGAATAAAAGGAGCGTTCTCAGCGGGTGTTTCCTTTGTAAAAAAACATTGGTTAGGCATAGTAGAAGTAATACTTGCATCATTCGGCCCGATCGGTTGGGGCATCGATGGGATCATTGAGATTGTTAAACACTGGGGAGAAATTTCCAGTTGGCTGAAAAAACAATGGCATGGTATGGGCAAGTTTTTCAGCGGCATATGGTCTGGAATCAAACACGCTTGGTCAGGTGTCGGCTCGTTTTTTCGACATGCATGGAGTGGAACGGTAGGAACTGTTAAAAAAGGATGGGGAGGAGTCGCCAAATTCTTTAAAGGCATTTGGAACGGCATTAAAGGGGCTTGGCATGGCGTAGGATCGTTCTTTACGTCAATCGGAAATGCAATGCTTCGTGGAATAGGAAAGCCAATCAACGGCGTAATTAAGGGCATCAATTGGGTGTTGAATCATGTCGGTGCTAAGAAATTTGATCTTGGCTATTGGAAAGTTCCGCAGTATGCAAAAGGCGGACAGGCAAAGGGGTTATTTATTGCCGGAGAAGCTGGTCCTGAATTGATGAAAGATAGCAAAGGACATATGACAATGACGCCAAACAAGGCGACACTCTACCATTCTAGTGAACCTGTTCAGATTCTAGGCGCGGCAAAGACAAAACAAGCCATGAATTCGGGTATGATTCCTAAATTTGCAAGTGGCAACTGGCTAGGAACGGCTTGGGACTTTTTAAAAGATGGAGCGCAGGCAGTCGGAAACATAATTATGCATCCAGTTAAGTCTTTGCAAGCTGCTGTGAGCAAGTTCGCAGATCTTGGTGGACTGTCTTCTACGCCTCTGCATATAGCAGAAGGTGCAGCTAAAACCCTTGTAAGCAAAGCAGGAGATTGGATCAAAGATAAGGTTGGAGCATTAGGAAACCCAGGAGGTTCGGGTGTTGAACGGTGGCGGCCTTATGCATTAAAAGCATTGTCAATGAACGGATTGTCGGAAAGCCTGATCAGCAAAGTTATGCGGCAAATAGCAACAGAATCCGGTGGCAATCCATCAGTAGTGAACCGTTGGGATTCTAATGCAAAAGCCGGCCATCCTTCTATGGGCCTGATGCAGACCATAGCGAGCACATTTAATGCCTATGCATTTCCTGGTCATGGAAATATCATCAATGGATTTGATAACCTTCTGGCTGCTTTGAATTATGCCAAGCATCGCTATGGCAGTAACTTATCAGCTTTAGGCCATGGGCATGGGTATGCAAGTGGAGCAAAAGTAACTAAAGAACAGCTGGCTTGGATATCCGAAGGCGATCAGACAGAATATGTCATCAATCCGAAGAAGAAAAACGCATTGTCACTTATATCTAGTGCATTGCAGGATACAAAAAAACAGCAGCCAAATGTAAGCTTAGCAAGCACAGATGTGCCAAATCCTACTGTTTCCAGCGTTGGAAGTTCAAGTTCAGATTCATCATCTGATCATAAGAGCCGAATTGAATCAATGATCGAAGCATGCTATAAGATGCTTTATCTTATTTCCCAAAAGGATCCAAACATTGTATTGGATATTAAGGCATTTCGAAAGATGATGAATCAAATGGACGGCAATGAATTGAGCACGTTGATGTACCAAGGGGGTGCTTAAATATGTCTGCACATGCTTATCAATTTGGAGAAACAGACAATACATTGCCCTTTGATCCTATTGACGTATGGTGCATGTTTTATTCGAGTGGAAATGATTTGACTGATTATATTAACATCATGGACAAGATTAACAATCATGGATTTGGCGTTTTTGCCTATGATGTTCATGTAAGTAGCCCACAACCGGCAGCACAGTTTATAAATAATGCTGGGGTTGACGGTCAACAATTTCTGAATCAAAAAATGGATGTTCGGACAATCACTATTGATTTTTATGTCAAAGGATCCGATGAATACGATCTCCAGATGTTGATGCATGACATTTATTCGTTCTTTTATCAGCCTAGGCCTTATCATTTAAGGACTTCACGTGAACCCGGTCTTCGATATCTGGTTGTGCCTACGCCGTTCGAATTTAATGCACTCAGCTTCAGAGAAAGGACATTTTCACTAGCTTTTACCAATATTGGAGCCTATGCATCGTCCTTTGTTGAAACTGGAACACCAATGACATATGATTCCGGAGCATGGCAATATGGGCAAAACTTGCCAAATGGTGTTGGTTTATCATATCATTTTACGGCAAATTCTTTCCAAGTTTATAACGCAGGTGATGTAACACTCGATCCTCGAAACGGAATAACTTTAAAAATCGTTTTAAAAGGGGTAGGCACGCCGACAATAAAGAATATTACTACCGGAGATACATTTACATTAAATAAAGAATTAACATTGTCAGACACGCTCACAATTGATGGCGTATATCCTTATCTAAATGGTGAACGGTGTGGCAGAGATACAAATCATGGAATAATACGGTTGGCCGGTCGCGATTGGCATAATGGTCAAGACGATTCTTATCAATATAATCAATTTCAAATATCGGGAATGACGGATATTGATGTCCAGTTCATTACCCGATTTTTGTATAAGTAAGGTGATCATATGGCAACAACAGCACAGATTAATAGTTTTCTAAACGCTATTCATGCGGCCTGTGTCACCGGCTGGACAACCTATCAAATTCTTCCATCTCTAACGGCTGCTCAGGCTGCCCTAGAAAGCAGTTGGGGGACGTCAGGGCTCGCTACAAAGGGTAATAATTTATTCGGAATCAAGGGATCTTACAATGGACAATATGTCACTTATCCAACAACGGAATATGTTAATGGTCAGGCCGTAATTGTTAATGCTAATTTTCGGAAATACCCAAGTTGGGGAGCATCGATAACGGACCACGGAACATTGCTTTCGACAAATAGCAGGTATTCAAATATCGTTGGCAATACCGATTATCAGTCGGCTTGTAATGACATCCAATCGGATGGTTATGCAACAGATCCCAATTATGCAAGCAAACTGATTACTACGATCAATGCACATAATATGGCAGCATGGGATGATGAAGCAATTAACAATACCCCTACACCAACGCCGATAAATCCCAATGATGAGCTAACGTTAACAGAGGATAGTTTTAGCCGTCTTGCCGATTTTCCTTATCATCCATCCGACGACAGCTATTCAAAACATGCTGTTCAATATGCTCAAATTGATTATCAGAATAAGCAAATTTATTGTTCTCAGGAATATGAAGGACAATATATCCATAGCGGCGATGTAGAAGCAGGAATTGAATCCTATCGCATTACAAAGCTTGATTGGAATGGAAACCGTGTTGATCAAATGAATGCTATCCGTGGAGGACACGGTGCCATGTTTGGTATTGAGCATGTTGGCACATCTATCTATATTTGGTCGCCTTATCGAGACGTAGCAAATAATGATTGGTGGTTGGTAAGATATCCTTATAATGCCAAGGCAAATACAAATAATTCATCCAATGGTCATATCGATTGGGGAGATTCATCCATTCAAAAATTATGCCTTTTTGAAGGTGATGGAATAACCGGTGGAACCAAGCGATGCAACTTGGATGAACGCAATGGATACGTTCTCATTGCAGACGGTGGATCTGCTGCTAATCCGCTTAAGTTTTATGTCATTACTAAAAATAATATTTTGAATGGTAATTGGCAGCCTGATTATGAGGTTGATGCTGGTGATCTCGGTTATGTATCAGGGACACAGGTGTTTCAGTCAGCTTGTTTTGATTTTCCATATCTTTATTTCTGCTCTGGGCAAGGGGATGGGAATGCAAGTGATCCACCGACAATGTATTGTGTTGATGTGATTAATAACAAGCTGATTTACAATATTGCTTATCAATTCAATAAAACCATATCCAAAGAGAGACCGTATCCGGAGCCGGAAACGATCTCTTTTTATTACGGA